TGGGCGGATCGTCACTCAGGTCGACAAGGGGTTGCTCGACGAGGCGAGCCGGTTCTGGCCTGCGGGCACGCAGGAAGCCGTGGTGGAGCACTTCACCGCCGACCCACGCAACCCGCTGCGGTACGTCATCTTCCCGCCGAACGACGGCACGGGCGTCGTCGATCTGATCTACGCCGCGGTGCCGCCCCAGGTAATGTACGCCGCCGAAGAGATTCAGATTCCCGACAGCTACGTGGCGCCGCTGCTCAACTATGTGCTCGCCAAGGCATACATGAAGAACAGCAAGCGTCAGGACTTGGCGAAGACCAACGCGCACTTCGGTCAATGGGGTGGGCTACTGAGTCTCGACGCAGCGGCCATGGCGACCGTGCTGCCGAAGGTTTCAGCCGAACCGGGGACTGCCTGATGAACATGGTCGACGTCAACGACTATCTGGCGAACGTCGCCCAGATCATCCGCAAGGTGCCGACCGTGACGTTGCGGCACGCCTACATGCGCGCGATGCGCGAGTGGTGCCAGCAGACGCAGTGGTTGCGCACGAACGTGACCGGCGTTACGGTCGCGGACCAGCAGCAGTACGACCTGGGCAACGACCCTGATCTCGACATCGTGGGCATCTTCGCGATGCAGGCATCGTGGCAGCCCACTGGCGGCAACCTGCAGACCTGGGGCCTGCCGCCCAGCGACTCGGCCTCGTGGAATCCGAACGTAACCACCGGACAGCCGCTGCGCTACGCGTACGTGCCGGAGGCGCAGTTCGCGGTCTACCCGATCCCCGACCAAGAGTACGACCTGAGCATCACGGTGATCCTGTCGCCGAAGGAAGCCGCGGTGAACGTGCCGCAGGCGCCGCTGATCAAGTACAGCAACGACATCGAGGCCGGTGCGCTCGCCTACCTCTACGAGATTCCCGGCATGCCGTGGTCGAGCCCGCAGATGGCGTTGCTGAAGGCGCGCGTCTTCCAGGCAGGCATCAGCAACGGCAAGGCCGAAGCGCAGCGCAGCTACAACGTCGGCGCGCAGCGGGCCCGCCCGGTGTCGCTCGCCAACTTCAACAACCGCGGCTACGCTACCCTCGGCGGGTGGCTGGGGAGGTGGTAGATGCCTTTCGGAGTCCTGCCCGCTGGCTTCGTACCGCAAGCACCGAGCGGTTGGCCTCGCTACATCCAGTTCCGCTACAACGGCGTCAACCTGGGCGGCCCTGACGCCGACACGGTGGACTTCATCGGCGAGATCGTGGCCGTGCGCGGCACTAGCGGAGGCGACGAGAACACCGTCACGGTGACGCTAGTCATCGAGGAGTAGCGGCATGCCGTTCGAGATCACCCCTGTGGTGGTCGGCTCAGGCCTGCCGGCACCGGGCACTCCGGCCGAGCCCGTCAACACGACGACGTTCGGCCCGACACCGGCGCCCGCGCCAAGCGGCATCCCAGGCACGCCGCCGAGCTTCCTGCAGTGGAAGTACGAGGGCGAGCCCCTAGGCGGCAACGACGTTTTGATCGTCGACTTCGTGTACCCGCTCATCGCGACGCGCGGTGTCGGCGAGCACGAGAACGTGATCACGGTGCGTCGCTTTGTTGCGCCGCCGCCTCCGCCACCCGTGGGCGACTACTACACGACGCTGATCTATCCGTTCCTCACCTCCGATTTCATGTCGATCGGTGTCCCGACGCTCGAGCGCGGCTACACCATGGACACCACGGTCGACGGAATGTCGGTGGGTCTTTCGACGTTGGAGAGCGGCACGCTCGAGGTGACGATCGCGTTCACGGAGTACGCCTACAGTGAAGAGGTGTCGGTAGGCATCCCGACGCTCGAGAGCGGCACGCTCGAGGTGACGATTGCGTACATCGTCTACGTCTACAGTGACGAAATGTCGATCGGCATCCCGACGCTCGAGAGCGGCACGCTCGAGGTGACAATCGAGTACGTGGTCTATGCTTTTGCCGACGAGATGTCGGTCGGAATTCCAACCCTAACTGCTGGGACATTGGTATGAAAAAGCCCGATTTCGAGATCAAGGTCCGTTTCAAGGGTCGCTATCGCCTCGTCGTGAACGAGGGCACCGAACGCGAGCGTGACACCGGTTGGTTCGACAACATCGTGACCGACATAGGCCTCGATCGGCTGGCGCAGGCAACCTCTCCGCAGGTTTTTGCCTGGGCGTCTATCGGTACGGGCACGGCGTTGGCTTCGGCCAGCGACACGAGTCTGCAGGCGTTCGTGGCCGACAGCAGCACCCTCTCCCTCGACAGCCAGAGCAATCTTGGGCCGAGCGATTATCTGGGGCACATGCAAGCCCATTACACATACGCGCAGGGTGCCGTGGTGGGCAACATGGCCGAGGTGGGCATCGGTTGGGCCTCGGGTGGCGGCAGCCTGTGGAGTCGTGCACGTATCGAATACGGTGGTTCGCCGACGACGCTGACGCTGATCTCTCTGGATCAACTCACCGTCTACTACGAGTTGACCTGCACACCTGTGACCACCGACATCAGCGGCACGGTCACGATCTCGTCAGTCGACTACGACTACCAGGGGCGGCTCGCGAACGCCGCGAGTTTCATGGCAGCGCTTTTCAGCGCACTTAACTCGAGCGGTGTTGAGTGGGGGCAGATCATCGGAGGCGGCGGGGGCTCTAGCTCTCTCGTCGCAAAGAGCTACCAAGCGTCGAGCACATTGGGAGCGATCACGGGTGAGCCGAGCGGATCATCGGAAACCAGCGGTAGCTCGACTGTTGCCAGCTATACGAACGGCACTTTTGTTCGCGATTCGACAATGACGCTCACACCATCGCAAGGTAATCTCAGCGGAGGCATTGGTTGCATCCTGCTGAACTATACCGCCACGTCGATGACATTCCAGTACCACTTCGATACGCCGATCCCGAAAGACAACACCAAGACGCTGACCCTGACGGCGCGCTTCTCCTGGGGCCGCTAGATGTCGGTGCCGCTCAACACGTGGACAACGACGCCGATCTATTCGGCGTTCGTGCCGCCGATCGACGATCCGGTCTACGACCCGATCTCGATGCGGGCGACGGGCGGTGTCGACATCGGTGACGGCTCGCAAGGCCGTGAGGTGCAGTTCTGGGGCTGCAGCTACAACGGGACAGACATCAACGTCATACCAGAGCAGTTTGGAAGCAGCTTCGCCTTGACGGTGCCCGACGTGCTCTCATGCTGTCTCGCGTTCGACAGCAACATGGCCGTGGCAATCTGCTACACGAAGGCCGATGGCGGCTATCTCTACTTCTTCAACAGCCTTACCTCCAACTTCGAGACGATGTTCATCGCAGGCATCACGAGCAACCGTGTCGCGGTCGACAAAACAGCAGTGTTCTTCGATGCGCAGTCGGACGTGATCTATGCGTACATCGATAGCGGTGACGTCATCCGTTGGCGCCAGCAGCGCGACCGCTACGCGATCGAGTACACGCTCGGGCCGGCCGTGGCCGGCAAGCCTATGGTGCGGATGGGGCCGAACGTGGAAAATCGGCTGCAGATTCAACAGATCGAGGTGCCTTGATGCTGCACGCCGTCACGTCGTTCCGGGGCGAAGTCCCCCTGGTGACGCCGCGTGCGTTGCCAGACAACGCCTCCCAGGCCGCGGTTAACAGCCGCCTCTACACGGGCGACCTGACGGCGTTCCGGCAGTTCGGTTTGGAGAAGGCGCTCGCCAACACGGGGCCGGTGCAGACGATCTACAAGCTGCAGAACTATTGGCTCTCGTGGGATCAGCAGGTGGACGTGGCGCGCGGCATCATCCCCGGCGACACCACTTATCGGGTCTACATCACTGGACTCGACGTTCCGCGCTTCACGAACCTCGATCTCGCGACCGGAACACCGAACGGCTCTGCACCGGAGCCGTACCCATTCGAGACGCGCGTGCTCGGCGTCTCGGCGCCCGACACACCGCCGACGACGGTGGTCGGCATCGACCCCACACCGACGTCGTTCTCGGTCAACGTCGAGGACGACTGTTCCGATCTGGCGACGAACTGGATTCTGTCGCCGGGGCAGAGCAGCAGTTCGGAGGTGACGCAGGACAACGTGTTCGGCAATCCGGCCCCGAGCTTCAAGCTCGTCGCCGAGAACAACACGTCGAATCCGGCCTACGCCTACCGGGACTTCGGCACAGCCGGGGCGAGCGTCATTCACGCCTCATGGGACGTCAACCTCGTCGATCTCGACGGCGCCAACAGCATCCTGATGTACAGCATGTTTGCCTGCGGCAGCGCGGGTGATGGTGCGCGCATCTACGTGGGCCGAACAGTCGGCGACCCGATCAACGTCGGTGTCTCGCTCGGCGCCGATTTCGCGGCAGGCAACGGCTCGAGCATCGCTTTCGGTGTCGGTGGACTTGACGACTTCACCGAAGATGTCTGGTACACGGTCGACGCCGTGATGACGTCGAACGGCGACGGCACGGCGACGATCACCGCAGGCGTGTATCTGGGCAGCGCGAAGCTCGCCGAGGTGACGACCACGAACATCTTCACGGTCGGCGGCATCTTTGGCCCGATCCATGCCAAAGGCGCCGATCGGCTCGAGGAGAACTTCGACAACTATCTTGTCCAAGCATCGGGTTCGTTGAACAACATCATCACGAACATCGCGACGAGCTACGTCTACACGTTCGTCAATGATCTAGGCGAAGAGAGCGCCCCGAGCCTGCCGAGTGCGGTGATCTTGCGGCCGGACGGCGTGAGCGTCACGGTGACGACAGCCACCGTGGTGCCTACAGGCGTGAGCGACGACGAGTTCATCGTGTCGAAGCGCATCTATCGGGCTGCCACCGGCAACACCGGCACCGTGTACCGGTTCGTTGCCGAGATTCCGTTGGCGCAGGAAGAGTACGTGGACGTGCTCTCGGACTCGCAGCTTGGCGAGCCGCTGCAGTCGGAACTGTGGGCGAAGCCGCCCGACGATCTCGAGGGCATCCTGGCTCTGCCGAACGGCGTGATGGCAGGTTTTCGACGAAACCAGCTTTGCCTGAGCGCAGTGAACCAACCGCACGCGTGGCCGGTCGAGTATCGACTGAACACCGACACCGACATCGTGGGCATCGCCAACGTCGACACGACGGTAGTGATCGGCACCGAGAGCTTCCTCTACATCGCCAGCGGCAACGACCCCGCGGTGTACAGCATGAGCAAGTCCGAAGTGCCGTATGCCGCCGCGAGCAAACTGAGCTTCGAGTACATCACCGGCCTGGGCGTCGTCTTCAGCGGGCCGGACGGCTTGATGGCGACGCAAGGGGTCGGTCAGGTGAAGAACCTGACCGAGAACGTCTTCACGCGCGACCAGTGGCAAGCCCTGAGCCCCGAGAGCATCGTGAGCGTCGCTCACAACGACATCTACTTCATGTTCTGGGACGCAGGGTCTGCCGGCCGCGGCTGCTATGCCGTCGATCTGCGCGCCAACGGCTTCGGCATCGTGCAGATGGCTTTCCACGCGAGCGCGGCGTACGTCGATCCGATCGAGGACGTGATGTATCTCGTGCTCGACGAGGACGACGAGCCCGACGACCCACTGCTGCCGATCCCGCCGACGACGCCGCCCTACATCGACGCCAAGACGATCTACGCGTTCGAGGGCTCGTCCACGGACCTGATGAACTACCGCTGGCGCACGAAGCTCTGGCTCGAGAACTATCCAGCGTTCCATCCGATCGCCCAGGTGCGCCGCGGGCGTGACGCCACGGGCAACCTCGTCATTCGGGTCTACGGCGATGACGTGTTGCTCGACGAGATCGTGGTCGACAGCAACACCGAGTTCACCCTGACGGCACCCGCAGAAGCCTACAGCGAATTCGAGATGGAACTGATCGGCACTGACACCGTGCGGGTGCTGCAGGCCGCGGACGACGTGACGGAGCTTGGCTGATGGCTACAGGCCTGGGCTTCCCGGCGATCACGACACCGAACGCGCTCGACTTGCGCGCGGTGCAGACCGCCGTGGGCAACGCCCGGCAACGGATCGAGCAGCTTGAACGGCTGATCGTGTTGTTGCAGTCCGCGTCTGCGACGGGTACTGCGAGCACTACCACCAGCGCGCAGTTGAACGCGCTGCGCAACCGTCTTTTGGCGCTCGAGGTGCGCGTGACGGCGATCGAGAACTGGTTCTCCGGCGACGACCCCGGCATCGTGGTGTGGAACGGTGGCACGCTGATCACCCGGCTGCTCGAGGCCGGCACGGGCGTGACGATCGTTGACGGCGACGGCGTTGCCGGCAACCCGGTGATCTCGGCCGCAGGTGGTGACGGTATGCTTTTCGATTGGGAGGGGCGATTGGCCGTTGCAGCAGACGGTAGCGGCATCCTCGAGGCTTCAGGAGTCTGATCATGCCGATGGTGCACAACCTACCTTCCCTGCCGTCCGGCGTCACGCTCGACGGCAGCGAGTCGTTCTGGGTCGACAAGTTCGTTGCCGGCGAGTGGCAGACGTATCAGATTTCGCTCGACGACATCGTGGTTATCGCCAGCGGCGTGCAACTCGACGACGTGAACGTGTTCACGAAAAATCAGAGTGTCGCGCCCGTCGCCCTGACGATCCAGTCGGCCGGCAGCGTGCCCGTCATCGCCAGCGAGAGCAACAACTTCACGCTGACGCTCACGGAGAACTGCACGATCGAAGACCCGACCGATTTGACTGATGGCATGTGGATCACCATCACCCTCATCGAAGACGGCACGGGTGGTTGGACCCCGACGTTCGGGGCGATGTGGAAATTCGATAGCGCTTTC